CTCGTTGTACGGTAGAGCCTTGTCTACTACCAGTCTAAGCTCTTCTGGACCCTTTGTCAATAAGTAAGTATCCAGATCCATCTTTTTTTCCTTACCCAGAGGCAGTGTTGCTACCTTTAGCTCGGGAATCTTAGAAGCCAGCTTATCAATCGCCTGATTTACCGACTCCCTTACCGAAGGATCGTTTTGAGAGTCGAACAAGACCGTTTGAGAACCTTTAGACATCGTACGAATACGCCATCTCCATGTAGATATTCCAGGTACTCCAACAGTGGAAAACCCAAACTGAGCAGCCACAATTGTCTTTATTTCGCCCTCAGTTATCAAGTGATCAGTCGCCAAGGAATTAGCGTTGTAAGGCCATTCCGATGCTCCTCTAGCAGCAGTACCTCCAAAAGGTCCTTTATACTTAGGATCTGAATTGTCGACTGATCTTGCTCGTATGTCTACAACTTCACCACTAATTGGATTGAAGTAAGGAAATGTCAATCTCCCTGCAAGGACTGGGCTGTGAGCTGAGTTGTATAACCCACTGCGTATACCTAAATCAGCAAAAAATCTACCGTGCTTGTCTGACTCGGGACAGTACCCGATACAATACTTCTCAATACTTTCTTCACTGATTCCACGCGACAAAGCGTAGCGAAGAGCCGCACCGTCTAAGCACGAGTGATAATACTTAGACACAACAGTGTAGAATTCGCGTATCTCAAGCAATTCGGCGGAGTCTTTTGCAAAAGACACGGTAGAGTCTTGATCGTTGTCTGACTTTGTCGGAGTTGACCGATAACCGCAATTAAAGCAATAGCTTACATCGTTGTCTGGAGTGACATACAAATTGTCTCCACCGCATTGAGGGCAGTCTGTTTTGTATCCTCGTGCCATATCCACCTCAAATAAAAAAGCTGGGCGGTGTGAAAACACCGCCCAGCAGTTTAAACCTACTCGTCAAACAACGTATCCGCGCTAGGGACTGATGCGGTCTTTGACTTTGGACTATCGATTGCGGACTTTACAACGTCTGCAACATTCTTAGAAGTCTCGAGCAACCGAGGCATTGCAGTGATGTTGTAGGCGCGCAGTACTTCCGTGTAATCCATGCCCTTAAGGAGGTCCTTAATAGCATCAGGTGGGAAAGGTTTAGCGTAGCCCTCAATGTCGTACATTGGCAGACTCAGCACATCAGAAGGAATAGGATCACGATTAGCACCGACGTAAACTGCGCGATTGGTGTTAAGGCCCTTCCCACGAGTAACAATTTCGATGTCTACCATCGTGATTGGAATCAACTCGTTCGTGTCGTCATCAAATACTGACTTACTAAGTTCCTCAATTTCATTAAGGAGGCCATTCCGACCTTGTCCTGAAGAAACAGAGCCTTCCAGCACTTGCACCTGCATGTTACGCTCAGGCTTCTTGCCAATAACCGGAACTACTTCGCCACTCTGTGACGTCAGATATTGATTCTGATTGTTTCCGTAAATCAGCGAGCCGTCGTCAAGCTTCACTACCATGCTTTTGTCAAGCACGTTCATAAAGAACCGGCGTCGAACACCGTCGTTATACTGCTTAGGAAGCAGAGAACGAGCCGAGTAATCAAGAAAGATTCGACGCATAACATCAACCTCTCCCTTTTTAGCCGTAATCCACACAGACAGTACTGTCTGACCCAAGAGCGGTTCACTTGTGTTTTGTGGATCAGGAAGAAACCGAATCACACGCTTACCTTCGCGCACGTCAATGAATGGATTTTTGCCGTTTGATGAGCCTGCCGTCTGCTGTTGCGATGCCCCGCCAATCATCTTACCGAATGCCATTGTCTTTCTCCTGCATTGCGACGAGTTCTCTCGCCATAGAATTAAGTTCGTCAAGCACTGCTTTCCGTACTTCGCTATTGATATTACCACTAGCCTCGAGCCGTGTCAATAGTCTCTTGGCATATTTCTTTGCCAACTGCTCAATCTTATTTAAATTCTCCATTTATAATCTCCACGAATTGCTGAGCAATCACAGGCCACTTAAACTTTTCCTGATTGATATGCTTCATTCCCTTCGCTCCAAGAGTTTTTCTGTATTCTTCGTCAATAAACAGTTTATGCAGAGAAGCGACTGCACTTTCCATTTCAGTTACATGGTGAATCGTGTTAAGGCCCCGATCGGTTAGCGAAGGGAACGGATAAACATCCATGTAATGAGCGTTACCTTCAGGCCACTCGGCCAAGGCAGAGTGATTTGGTAAGATAACTGGAACACCTGCCGCCATTGCTTCGGATGCTGGTAAGCACCAACCTTCTGCAGCTGTTGTGGTAAAGAAGACGTCCGCGGTATTGTAAACCAAGTTCAACTGCTGAGGACTAAGCCCCGCATCAGGACGGAGATTTGGTGACGAAATGGCAAGACGATCTTCAATCCCGAGGTACTCGCACCATTGAATGATGTCAATTCCAAAATCTTGCAAAGCGCCGTGGTAATAAATCTTTACCTGCTTTGGAAGATTGTAACGCTTGACCCACTCAGCAAAATAAAAGAAAGTGAGATCCAAACGTTTACGAGGCTGATTGCGCTGCAAACACAGAACAATATAGTCGTCTTCGCTCAGATTCATCTGATCTCTGACTTGTTTGCGACTCAGATTCAGCTTGTGAAAAATCTCAGTGTCTACTCCGTGCGGCACAACCGCGACATTGCTCAAGCCGAGGTGCTTGCCGGCATTGTCAAATCTGTACTCAAGTTGATTTTTTCCGAAGTTAGTGTAAGTGACCACACGGTCGTAAAGGCGGAGACCGTCAACAAAGTCCTGTTTAATGTTTTCAGCATCAACAGGAGTGTACACAAAAAACTTTGTATTGAGGTCAGGATTTTGTTCTTTTAGGTTAGTAAATATCTTTGCGTAGTCCATCGCAATCCAAGGATCGTTGAGAACAAACAGGATGTCTGGACGAACTTTCATCAAGATTTCGCCAAGCCTGGTTTTTCCCCAAATATCGCCACCGCTCCCGCTAGCCGGATACACACGAAGACCGTCCAATAAAGGACTGTAGTCACCGTAGAAATTAACAGCTAGCACATGCATCTCATAATGCTTTCTGAAGGTGTTAATCAGATTATTAGCAACAACACCAAAACCAGTCTGAACCGGAAAATCACCCACAAAAAGCATTTTTGGAATTACCTTACCCATAGAGCCTCCTAATAAATTTTAGTTCCAATAATAGTATTCAAAGGCTGTCTTGTTGCTTTTGGCTGTGCTATTCTTGTCTTGAATAACGTCTCAAGCTCAGACAGTAAATGATCAAGGACATGGTTCATTGACTTAGAACTTTCCGTATTGGTGTATCTAATGTCTTCAGTAGACCAGGAAACAAACGTTTGTGAGCTAGACGTCAACTTTGCTAAGTGAATTAAGTAAACGGCTGTAATTGTTATTGCTTCTTCGTCAGCTTGCTCAATAATAGGCGGACTGGGTTGCTCAAAATCTAAAAAAGGATTGCGAAAAACATCGTTTTCTTTTAGACTTGTTGGCATAAACGCATACCCATTAACTGTACTAGCCCAGAAATATCCTTGCTGAGCCGCGTTTGCAGGCTGCTCCGGAGCAATTAATCCGGAACTCCATATCTGATACTTAGCTCTCCAACGTTTTTGCAAAAACTTAACAGCGTTGACTATCGAAGTTCTTACAAGTGCGTCTGAATTAGCAGTTCCATCAAAGTCTCCTAGTCTCAACTTTATCCCATCGATGAGATAGTCCATATTTGTTACAGTAATTATCATCTATATCTCCATAATTATAAGTTTTTTAATTCTATCTGTCAATCGGTGGTTGTGGCAACGTAACGTTTCCCCATCCTGCGGTGGCAACAAGAGCTGGCAGATCTCTAAGAGCCTGTCGATACTCTCGCCACTCAAGTAGTTTGTCAGTGGTTAACCCGGTATCTGGTAGTTGAGTCCAATCGCTCTCGTAAAGAAACGTGTTGCGACGCGCACGAAGTTCTCGCAGGGCCTGCACAAACGTGAAAGGTTTCTCTTGAACAACGCTACCCTCGGGCAGTGGGATTGAGTAGGGCGTACCATACTCATCCCAATAACCAAACGTAATTGTTTCCGGGTCATAAATTTTAAAAATAATCATTATACACCTATAGCCTGAAATATATTCATAATTGGGGATGGTGCTGCGAAGCCTTCATTACTGACATTTAAAGTTGTGTTTGATGATGGTGTAAGGGTGACTTTGTAGGTTGAGCCGGCTGAAGCCCAAAATCCAATGTTGAAGTTAAAAATGTAGCCCCCACCAGTACTTAAACCAGCCCCGTGTAAAGTACTTACGTAGTTAACAGTCCCTCGTGTCAAACTCATACGAAGACTTGTTAAGTTAGCCACTGTTGCAAAAGTTGCTGAAAACATATAATAACCAGCATTGTCTATAGTAATGGTGTCGGTAGAGACTGATATATTATTAGAACGAACTATACCATTCGATGTATCCCACACAATAGTTGTACCAGCAGTCGTAATTGCTAGCGTAGTAGTTCTTCTGACTGTAATATAACCCATGTTTTTAGTCGTTAATTTACCAGCGCTGTTTACTTTAAATACATAATCAGAGCCTACCCAGGACGAATTAAACGCTGTGTAAGCGGTTACCTCGTTTAGGGCAAGCATGTCATAAGTTTCTATGTTTCCAACAGTAGTTAACGCGCCTTCAATATGAGTATTCCCACTTACTCCATTAACTCTAAAGACGTGAGGAGGGGGACCCACGTGTAGATTCCCGCTGTTACCGTTTACGGTAAATACGTGTTCACCAGAGCCGACATGAATATTTCCTAATGTGGTTATAGTTCCATTACCGGCATTTACTCTGAATGTTTCCTCGGTGTTGTTGTTTAGTGTCAGTTCGTCGTGACCCATGTAATATCTAACTGTGCCGTCGCTGTCTGTTCCATATATAGCGCCAGGTGGTATGTTTATTGGCGAGTCCGGACGTCTCTTTAAATAAAGGTCAGCGTTGTAAACTTGTAAAAACTGCCCCGTAAGTGCTTCTTCTGGAAAATTAATGTTAACCATACCACTAATAGTAC